GTGGAGCTAAGGGGACTCGAACCCCTTTGTTGTTCAGCACTTTTGGGTCCTGACCTGCAGCCTGGGGTGTTTCGCGGGTTGTTGACGCCGATTTCCCACCTGCACGTTTCCGCTCATATGTTGACCGCGTCAACAGCCCTAGGGCTCGCACACCTGTTCGACTGCTGCTATCGTCGTGGCGTGCCTGAGGGAAGCGGGCACGCGGGCAGAGGGACACCCCGAGGGGAAGTTGGGGTGTCCCTCACTCGCGTTGGTCACGTGGTGGGCGTGGTGTCCCAGCCGGCCGAGTAGCGGACCTCGCCGCTACTGTCGCGAACCTCGCAGGACAGCCATGCGCCGTCGACCTTGAGGGTGATGGTGTGCCCCGGCAGGCCGGGGAGGGTGACTGTTTCCATCGAGCCTCCTAGTTCACGGTCCAGTACAGGTAGGTGTTCGTGGGGCCTGCGACCACCGTGCGGTACCCGTTGCCGATGCCACTGTTGCCGGCGCCCCACAGGGAGAGGGTGTCACCCGGGTTCAGGCTTATGGTTCCCGTCAGTGTGCCGCCAGTGTTCGCGCTCGCAACGAGTTCGGTCTCGTTCTTCGCGAGGTGGAACTGCACAAGGGAGCCGACGCCTCCCGTCTGGAAGGTGACCTTGGCGGAGTAGGTGACTGTCATCGCTGCGCCGGCGACGAGGCAGTCGTTGATGATCGTGGTCGATGGGTAGCCGGATCGCGTAGCCCAGTCGATGATCTTGACTGCGTTCGCCCAGGCTCCGCTGGAAGCGCCGGGGATTACCTGTGTACCCACCTTGTCCATACCCATTGGGTATGCGGGTACAACGGCGGTGCCGGTGATGGATGCGGTGGTGGTGACTGCACCAGTTGCCACTGCTCGAGCGGTGGCCGTGCCACTGGCCGTCGCTGTGCCTGTAACGGCGCCCGCGAGGACGGCCTTCGCGGCGCCCGCGATCGACGCTGACGCCGTAACCGCGCCTGCCAGCTTCGCGACTGCCTTGCCGGTGATCGCGACCGCTGCGGTGACCGCGCCAGTCGCGTAGGGGTGCGCACTTCCCGTGATGCCGATTGCCGCGGCGACCGCACCCGCCGCGACCGCTCGAGCTTTCGCGATCGCCGACATGGAGGCTTCAGCTGTGACCGCGCCGACTGCGCGTGCTCGCGCCATCGCGGTGCCGGTGATCGACAATTCCGCCGTGACACCGCCCGCTGCGATGCCGGGCACGCGTGGCATTGCGGACTCTGGCAGCACCAGCCGGTCCGGCTGTGGAGCAGGCAGGGTGAGCGCCGCGTCGATAGGTGCCGGGATCATCGCAACCAGCGCGACCGGAGCCTCGATGCGGGCGGCAAGCGGTTCGGGTGCAGGCAAGCGCAGAACCAGCCGCTCCGGCGCGACAATGGCGATGCGCTCAGCCATCAGGAGACGGGGCCGAGGGTGGGGGTGACGAGGATTGTTCCGGCCGCCGACAGGGTGGTGGAGTTGACCGGGAACTTCTCTACCCAGGTACCGCCGGTCTGTGCCGACCAGATCCCGCACCACGCCCACGTGCCGGCAGGAACGGAAATCTCCACCGCGGCTCCGGTCACGATGCCGTCGACGGCGCCGTCCGTCCATGTCGTCTGCTTGCGGGCGTACCCGCCGCCGGACGCTTCGTTGCCGCCATTGGTGCCGGGGTCGGTGGTGTGGAAGCTGATCCACGAGCCCTTGCCCTTGATGAAGATCGCGATGTCCTCGCGGAGCTGGGGATTACTCAGTGCCATTGGGGCCTACTTCCGTACGAGCTTGCCGAGCGCGAGGCAGCGCTCGACAGTCGGATTCGATGGGGTGCCGGGGTTAGGGACGGTCATCATCAGCCGGTAGCCGCCAGGGGTGGGGATCGCGTCGGCGACAGCATGGTCGACGGACCACTTCACGTCCGTGCCGACGATGGACGCGGGCCACGATCCAATCTCCGCCGCGTCTGGCCCAGTGCCGTCGAACAGCTTCAGGGTGATCGTGGAGTCGGCCGGAATGCCGCCGACGAGGCCGTCGAACACTAACTCTCGCACGAAATCCTCACCAGCCCACAGGGTGAGTGGGATGACGTCAGGTTCTTGCTTGCGCCAGGTTGCGGTCACGTCACAACTCCTCGGGATATCCGCTTTCGACGATCCGATATCCACCCGCAAGCTGGAGGGCGAGATGGTGATTCGGCTCATCGGTGATGTACGTCCCCGGCTGCGGCCGGATGTCAGCGGACAAGCTCACGCCGTCTTCGGTTCCGAGGGCGACGGTCATTTGCCCGGGCTGCCCAGCGACGCGTGGACGGTGGTAGACGATCAGGTGGTCGGCGCCCTTGATCGGCGGATCGATTCGATACAGCGTCGCCAAACCGGCGAAGCCGGGCAGTCCGTCGACCACCATTTCGGCAGTAGCCACTGCGGCCTCCTAGGCGGTCGTCGTGAAGTTCAGGGTCGTGGACAGTCCGGACACGTTGTCGCCGATGTCTACCGCCTGCACACGCACCGCGTAAGCGGTCGACGCGGTTAGGCCCACGAAGTCGTGGTAGGTCGACTCGACAACGGCATACCGGGCGCCGTTGAGGTAGAGGATGTAGTTCTTCACCATCACGTCGTCGATCGACGCTGCCCAAGAGACGCGGGCCGATGTTCTAGTGATGCTCGATACGGCCAGCCCTGTCGGTGTCGATGGCGGGACGCCGAGAGTGTCCTCGACGTAGACGGTCACGAACACTGCTCCGCCTGCCCCATTGCCGCCCGCGCCGCCGCCACCACCGCCATATCCGCCGCCTCCGCCAGGGGCGGCAGGCCATCCGCCGTGACCACCCTTGCCGCCAGACCCGAACAGGGCTGTGTTGCCAACCCCGCCGCCGCCGGCGCTTCCGGTTCCGATCTGCCCGACGCCGGCGCTGAAGCCGTTACCGCCGTTGATCGATCCGGAGCTGCCGCCGGAGCCGCCGGAGCTGAATGGGCCAGCGCTGCCGTCGTTGCCGGTGATGATGGATACGGAACCGCCCGAGCCGCCGCGCATCTTGTACGTGCGGGAGCCGCTTCCGTAGTTGGATGGTGTTGCGCCAGTGCTCGAGCCGAATGAGCCGAACGATGACGTTCCCGCCGTCGCGGTGGACCCGCCGGATGTTCCGCTGCCGATTGTCACGGCGACCGATGACGGTAGGGCTTCAAGGGCTGCGCCCGTGAAGATGAACCGCTCCCAGCCGCCGGAGAATCCGCCAGCCCCGCCAGCGCCACTCCCGGAGCCGTTGGTTCCAGACGAGCCACCGGAGCCACCGGAGATGACATCCACGACGACCTTGTAGGCCGCGGCGTGCTTCGTCCACACGCCGTACTCGGAGAAGGTCCACAGGATGGCGCGCTCGGTTCCGACGACGATCTCGTCGATTCGGTTGTCGAGTCGAACAACCTCACCGTTGAACAGTGGGGCGGAGATGTACTCGGCTTTGAATCGGTCCTGCGCGTCACTAAAGGACCCTCTTACGCCGCCGGTCATGAGGGCCATCGCGTTCGTTTCGTCGTAGCTCTGCCCGTAGTCGGAGCCGACAACATACGCGCCGTCGGGGGCTGGGCCGACTGGATAGGTCACGTCACAGCTCCTCTCTCAGAAGCTCAGGGGCGGCTGGTGGGGTCACGCCAGGGAGGTGGGTTTCGATCCAGCGCAGCAGGATGCGGATGTAGTCAAAGGCGCCGCGGCGCACGCGCTGCTCGTGTTCGAGCTTGCGTTCGAGGTCATCGACCCGCACCCGAAGCTCGTTCTGGTCGGTCCGAACCTCGCGGATCTCCGCGTTGAGGCGAGCGTTCTGCTCGTTGTTCGCCTTGAGGATCTCTGCCCACGCCTCGGTGTTGTTCGATTCCTTCGCGGACTGGCGGGCGGCTCGCGTCGCCATCCGCGTCCCTAGGTACGTGAACAGCGCTGCCACGATGGGGGCGGCAACGCCGATCAGGGCTGTTTGGTACCCCGACATCGATCACCCCCCAGCCTCGGCGCCGGCGGCAGCTTCAACCGTTCGGAGAGTGCGGCCACGCAGAATATGAGGGTCGCGATCACGAGGTAGCTGGTAGCTGACACGTACGCCCGTGGGACACCGAGGAATACCTGCGACGCCATGAAGCTGAGTGCCCACAGCATGTTGAACCCGATGCCGGCACCGAACGCGGCGCCCAGCATTCGGGGGTGCGGCCAGGCCGCGGCGAACAATGCGATCGATCCGGTCGCTATCCATCCAACCGCGTACCAGGTGAGTGGGATCGTTTCATCGACGAACGCGAGTTGCGCTACCGAGCTGTCGGGGAGTTGCGGGCTGAGATAAGAGGAGCCGCGCACGATCGACGAGACGCCGATCGCCGCGGCCGCGATTCTGCGGTACACGGACCGCCCCCTTTCAGGGCTGGGCGGTCAGGTATCGGCGCGATGCCGGCCAGCTGAGGCGTCGCCGGGAGCCGCCGACAGCCAGGGCAGGAACCGCGTCATGAACAGGTTGACCCGCGGGTCGGCCAGGACGCGAGTGATCGCTGCACACACGGCGACTGCCTGTGCCGCCAGGCCTTCCGGGGGAACGCCGGACGCAAGGATCACCGTCGGAATGAGGGAAGCGAGGCCGACGACTGCGGCGAACACGGTGCGCGCCACTGCACGCCACGGGTGAGCCACCTGAGTGGGAGAGGTCATCACTTGCCGCCCTTCAGGAGATCCTCGATGCGCTTGAGCTGCTGGCCCTGCTCGAACACCGCCCTGTCGATCTGATGGATGTAGCCGAGCATGTCGTCCTCGTAGGTGCTGCCGGGGACGCGGGACTTGTAACGTCCAGTCACCTTCTGGTGTACGGCGGTGAGCTTGTCGTCTGCCACAGGTCCTCCAGGGGTCTGAGGTGCGTCGGGGTTGAGGACGTCGTTCACCATCTGAGCGAACACGTCGTAGGGGAAGTTCTTGCCGGGATCGGTGTGGTCGGTGCCGCCCCACGCCCGGGTGTCGTCGTGGCCGAGGATGCCGGGCAGGCTGCGGGTGTCGACCTTTCGGACGGGGAAGCCGTACGTCTTGCACCAGTGGGCGACGACGGTGGCGCCGGCGCGCAACATCTTCGACTGGTCGAGCCACTGCTGGCGGGTCCAGTCGGCGCGAGCGGTGAAGCAGATGTGCAGCAGAATGTTGTTGCCCTGGTTCCCGGACGACCAGGTGACCCAGTCGTCAGTGTTCTCCCGCAGCCGCTTCCCGGTCAGGTCCACGATCACGTGGTACGAGCCGGTCTGCGAGGTGAGCTGATAGTTCGCCAGGTTCTCGGCGGTAATGCTCGGATTGCCCTCGGAGGTGTGCACACACACGCCCTTCAGGCCGTTGATCGAACGGGGTCCGCCGAAGTTGAACCGCGGCGACCAGTCGACGTCGAAATAGGTCATGTCACATCCCCTTCCATCGGGGGTCGTTGAGGATTTGTGGGCGCGCCTTGCCGGTCATCTCAAGCGCGAGGACGCGGGCGCGTTCGCGGTCTTCGGCGCCGATCAGGTAGCCGCGAACCTCAGAGGGCGTGTAGTCCGCCGGGTTGAAGGTGCGCTCCACCGTCGCCTTGTCCATCTCCGGCTCTGGCGTTGGGATCACGCCGTCGCGGTAGAGCTGCTCAGCGATAGCCGCCTGCTCGTTGCGGGTGTACTCCTTCGAGCTGACATCCGGGATCACCGCCGGCGGCGGCTCCGGCTCATCGATCCCCACCCACTGCATCGTCGCGTTCTGCGGGTGCTGCTGCCCGCGTGGCGGCGGGATCAGCTTCAACTCCTGCAACTCCGGGTGGTGCCGGAACCCGAGCCGCCACAGATGCTCGGACCAGTCGTCCGCCAGATCGGATGGCGGGGTGAACTTCTGCGGCCCCGCCCACGGTAGGCCGACGAGCGCCCACTTGAACGCCGTCTTTGGGTCCGACTGGTCGCACATAGCCTGCAAGGGGATACGCGATTGCACTAGATCACTCCCAAGTCCTGCAGAAGTCCCATGAACTCCTGCATCTGCTCGAACGCCTTCAGTACGGGGTCCTCGTGCTTGCGCTGGCCGACCTGAATCCGCCACGTCGGGGTAGTGTCCCGATCCCACGACAGGGTGAGCTCGGAGACGCGTTCGACGATGATGCGGCCGGGGGCGAGTGGCGCCTTGAGGGAGAAGCCGATTCGGTCACCGAGGAAGTAGTGGCCGAATCCGTTCTGGCCGATCTTCCATGGTGCGCCGTCTGCGACTTCGAGGGTGACTGAGTGTTGTTCGCGGGTTTCCCAGCGGCCTGTGCGCATAGCCAGGAGCCAGGCGACGGTGTACGCCCGGTCGGCGCCCTCCTGGAAACGCTCATGGTAGTGCGACCAGCCCATGCGTTGGGCGCGGGTGATGTTGTCCCACTTGCCGAACGCGAGGACGACGTCCGTATATAGCGGCCGCAGGATTTCATTGGCGACACCACCCAAGGGTGGGACACCGGGGATCATCGCGGTCAGGTCGCCGGCCATCTCGATCGCGGCGCCGATGGTCTCGTTGACCATGGGCATCGAGTTACCGCCTGCGACGATCTGCCGATCCCGTGCGGGCTTGAGTGAGTATCTCGACGACTGAATGCCAGTGAACTCACCTTCGCGGTAGACCACCGCGGGCATTGACGGGTCGGAGCCCTTCACGCCCGGCTGCGAGTAGGCGGCCGGCACGTTCGGGTCGGCGACCGTTTCGAGGGACTCTTCGAGCCCGTCGGCGCCGATGCTGGTGAACTGGCGGATCAGCCCGGAGAAGATGCTGCCCCCGAACGATGTCCCAGTGTTCCAGCCGGACTTGTCGATCAGGTCCCACACGAGGGTGCCGTGCCGGAGGTTCGCGCCCGGCCAGGGCGGTGGATCGCCCTGCAGGTATCGCCGCGGCTCCCATGACAACTGCCCGTCGGCAACCTGCTTACGCGACGCCTCGTGGATCGTCTTCATTCGCGATCTGACAATCGCGCCCACCGAGGTGTCCGGCGTCAGGTCCGGCTTGACGACCTGCGACCACGTGTTCAAGTCGTCGACCGCGTTCATCGCCGAGACGGTCAGCGGGTTGCCGGCCACCCACGACGGTGACTTCTCGAGCCGGTGGAGGTTGACGTACAGCGTGGTCTTGAGTGCGGTGCGCGCCCGGCCGAACTGCATCCACACCTTCGGGAACTGGAACCCGATCGGCATGAACGGGTTCGGCCACGCGAGGATGTGCTTGAGTTCCTCGTAGTCGTGTTCGAACAGCACACGCACGCGCCGGCCACGATCGTCGTCGATGACCTGCAGTTCGGACATGCGGCCACCCCAGCGGGCGCCGTCCTTGTCCATCGTGACGTGCACATTCGAGGTGGGGCGCTCGTCGGCAGCCGCCAGCCATTCCGAGAGGAAGTAGTCGGCGGGCATCTCCAGCATGCCGACGCCGGTCTCGTTGTCGATGAACGAGAACTCGGCGCCGATCTCCTGCTTGCAGATGCCGCGGAGGTTCCAGTCGCCGTCCCAGATGCGGACCAGCGGCGGGATGAGGCGCTCCTCGGCCTCTGCCTTGATCTTCGCGGTGATCTGCTCGAAGACGGCATCGAAGTCGATGGTCTGCACAGTGGTCACAGCCGCAACCCCCATGGTCGTGAGTACGGACGGATGAGCCGTAGCTGGATGCCGACACCGGCGGGTGCACCAGTGACGGAGACGTTGAACTCGGTCCGCTTCTGCCCCGCCTTGATCGGGTAGAGGAACTGGGTTCCGTTCATGCGGAGGTAGATCTGGGTGTCGATATTCGATCGGACCTGCTCGTGCTTCGCGGCCTCGTCGGTGTTGATGTAGAGGTGCTCAGCGGCGAGTAGCTTCGGCATGACGATGCGCCGGTTCGCGTCCGCAGCGGCGCGGCGGTAGCGGTCGTCACCGAAGCTGTAGTCCGGGATGGCCCAGCGGGCGTTCGTGGCCGCCTGCACCACCCACTGCGCCCAGATCGGCGCCGGCGTCGGGTTGGCGAAGGGGACGACGATGGTGCCGTTGGCTGTCGACCCGCCGGTGGTGTCGATCGTCGACGCCCACGGGAAGGTGTCGACCTTGTCGTACCAGTACGGGTCCGCTGCGACGCAGTGCATCGTGATGTAGGTGTAGCCGTTCGCGTGACCCTTGAATGGATCTGTCACTTCCGGCTCTCTCGACAATGCGATGTCGATGTACCGGCGCGAGTTGTTGTGCTCCACCCATAGCCGAGCGGTGCGGCCGTAGTCGAATGCCAAGCGCCAGTCTGAGTCGAGGTCCTCCCAGGCGCCATTCGCTCCGAGCACGCCGACACCGAACTTGATGTCGCGCTGCAGCTCCCGCTTTCCGCGGTAGGTGGAGCCCTTCTCGTTGGCATGGGAGGTGTAGAGCGGCTTCACGGGCGCGTCGTAGAGGCCTTGAATGTCGGTCTTGAGGGTGACGCCTTCGTCACCTGCGCCGGGACCGGAGAGCGTGAACCGTTGCCCGTTCACGCCCTCCAGTTCCACGATTGGGGCAGAGCCCACGGGTGCCTCCTATTTGGTCCAGGACAGGCTCTTGCCGCCGATGTACTCCTGCCATTTGCGGACGGCGTCGTCGCCGTCCTTGGCGTTGATGACGACCTGCACGGGCGGGTCCTCGGCGATGACACGGAGGACTTCGACCATCTGCTCCAACGCCTTGACGTTCTCCGGCTCCTTGCCGGCGTCCATGAGTGCGCCGACCACGCCGCCCGGCTTGGAGATGCCCATGCCTTCGGCGAACTGCCAGAACATGTCCTCAGGGTTGAGGTAGTCCGTGATCGGCCGCGGCGTGAGGGTGGCTGCCTCGCCGTCGCCCGCGGCTTCGCGAGCGGTGGAGAGGGTTCCACCGCCGCCGCTGTACGAGACGCTGCTCGACGGGGATGATCCGCCGCTGCGCGCCGGCAGTGATGCGCCGAGCCCGGACGGCCAGTTGGTGACGAACACCCGCTGCCCATCCGTTGCCAAGCTGACGCCGGAGTCGGTGACGCCGGACACGCCGTCGCGTTGCGCCTCGAGCGTCTGGCGGCGTTGCGCCGCCCGCTCCCGAGCCTCCGGGGTGGCCGCGGACGATTCCTCGGCGAGCGCCTTCGTGATCTCGCTGTCGAGTTGCCCGCGGTCGTAGCTGGGTCGCGATGCCCCCGGCCAGTGGTAGACGTACGGGAAGTCGAGTGGACCGTCCGCGCTGCCTCCGTACTGGATGCCGTTCGAGCCGTCCGACTCGATGTTGACGCCAAACAGACTGCCGGCCATGTGGCCGTTCTCGCCGACGCCCTTGTCGGTTCCGATCGAGAAGCCGTTCGGGTCGTAGCCCGGCTCCCAGCCCATCGCCTCGAAGTCGGAGCCGGTGACGAACCGCACGGACTGGCCGGTGCCGGCGTTGAACACCTCAGACAGGTAGCCGGAGCAGTCGCGGCCGCCGTACACGTACGGCTCGCCGTTGTGCGCCTTCGCTTTCGCGACGGCGGCGTCTCCATCGAAGATGCCACCGTTGGCGAACCGGACGACATTCCGGTTCAGGCCGAGGAGTGCCCTCGCGATCGGGGAATCCTCTTCGATGCCGAACTTTGAAAGCTGTCCATCGAAGTCGCCGTCGACGATCGCCTTTCTCGCCGACAGCACGGCAGTTGCGAGGGGGCTGTCCTCCTCGATCCCGAAGCGTGACAGTTTGCCGTTGAAGTCGCCGCCGAGTAGTGCCCGCCAGCCGGTCGGGTCGGTCCGGTTCGTGAGCGACTTGGGGTCGCCCATGAAGATTTCGCTCAGCTGGTCGCGGCCGAAGCGGACGACGCCGAGGCCGAAGCGTCGGGCGGTCTCCCTCAGGATCGCCTCGGAACGTGCCCGCTTTGACGGCGCGAGGGGGATGTACGACTCGCCGCCCGTTTCCGGCTCGTTCCAGATGCGGGTGCGCCCGTTTCCGATCTGCGCCTGATGGTCCTCGATGCCGCCTGCCGCGTAGTGGACGTACCCACCGTTGGCGATGTCGGTGTTGAGGTTGTCCTGGTAGCGCTGGGAGCGGACGACGGGATCGACGTAGACGGTCATGGACTTGCCGTTGTTCTGGTTGTAGAACGCGTCCACCATCGTCTGCGCCTCGTTCGTGGTGGCGGTGACGCGAATCCCGTTCGGGGTGTGCTCGACCTGGAACCCGAGCCCCTTCAACCGCTCAACAGCCTCGGGGCTGTTGTCGGAGATGATGATCGACTTGTTGTCGGGCACGTCTTTGATGACGGCTGTACCGAGGGCTTGCATGAGGCGTGCCGAGTTCTCGGCCTGCTCGCCGGCCTCTCGAACTCCATCTCGCATTCCCTGGAGCCGTACGCGTCCGGAGTCCATTGCGTCGGCCATTCCGAGGGCTTCGTCTCGCAGTCCGGCGGTCTTCTCGCCGTACCACTGCGCCGCCTTGCCTCCTTGCTCGAGAGCGAGGCCGACAGACTCCATGCCGGGAATATGCTTGACGATTCCGCCAAGCTTCTCGCTGAAGCCTCCGAGCCCATCGATCATGCCGCCAGTCAGCTCCATCACGCCGCCTGCGGTGTTCGCCCAGGCGCGCAGGATGCCTGACCCGGCCGCCAGCATTGCATCGACAGTGGCGAACCCGGCGTCGGCGAGTCCGGTGAAGAAGCCGATGATCTCAGGCTTGTGCTCGGTCACCCAATTCGCCACGTCTGTCAGGGCAGGCCCGAATGCCTCAGCGAGCGCGAGCTTGATGTCCGCAGACGAGGTTTCGATGGATCGCTTCGCCGACTCAAACGACGATGCGGTGTTCGACGACATCGTGTCGCCCGCCTGGCGTGCTGCGCCCTCCACGGCGCCGAACTCCTGCAAGGCCGTGTCGAGGTTCAGTTCGTAGGCGGCGTCCTGGATGTCCTCGAACTTGGTCCCAAACAGGGCGAGGGCGGCGTTGTAGCGGTCCTGTGGGTCTTTGATCTCCTGGAGTCCACGCAGGAGGCGGGCCATCATGTCGCGAGCGGCGTCGCCACCCTTGGTCATCTCCTCCCGCACCTCGGAGGCTGGAACCTTGAGCTTGTCGAAGCCCTCCGCTGCGGCGGCAGTGCCGTCTGATGCTCGGAGTTTGAACTCCTTGAGTGCATCGATGACGACATCAGTGTCGCGGGCTCCGCCCTTGACGCCCTGGGAAACGAGTGCCCAACCCTCCACGCCGTCGAGCCCTAGGGAGCGAAGCTGTGTTGAGTACTCATTGAAGCTGTCGAGAAGGTCCTCGGAGACGTTGAGGCTGTTGCGTTGGGCTGCGGCGAGAAGGTCGAAGGCGCCCGACCCGTCCTTCGCGAGCCCGTTCTTGATCGCCTGACCGGCAGCGCGTGCGACTGCTGGGACTTCTTCGCCCATAAGGTCAGCGACGATGTTCAACTGTTCGGCTGTGCTGGCGAAGACAGTGGTGTCTTCCTCGCCAGTGAGGACGCCGGCCTGGATGGCTGCGCGGATGCCGTCCATGTTTGCGACGACCGACTCGCCCCATCCGTTCGAGTAGGCCGCCCCCGCGGCTTGGCCGATGCGGCGGGCGGTCTCCTCGTTGATGCCGAGTTTGGCTTGGATGAGATCCTGTTGCTTCTCTTGCTCCATGCCGTCCGCGATAGCGTTAGCGAGCACCGCCCCTGCGGCGAGGCCGATGGCTGCGACGCCCGCGAGACTGGCGAAGATGGGGCCGCCCTTGCCTCCCAAGCTGCCAATCTTCCCGGAGAATCCTGCCAGAAAGTTGCCGCCGCTACTGGCGCCCGACTGGCCGGCTAGATCGCCGACGCCACTGAATGCGCTAGCGAGCTTCTCTTGGACGCCGTCGCCGATCTTGCCGGTCGCCTTCGCCGCGTCCTCACTGGATTCGCGAAGCTTGCGGACGTCCTTCTCGGCCTTGTCGGCGGCGGTGCCGGTGTCCTTTAGTGACTTTGCGCCCTGGGTGCCTGTGCGGTCGAGCTGCCTCTCTGCACCTTTAGCCGCGGTGTCGAGCTTCGCGGCCGAAGTGGCTGCGCCCTCAAAGCTGGTTTCGACACGGCTGGTCGCCTGGTCTGCAGTGCGGGCGAGGCCCTGTAGGGCCTGCTCATCATTGCGGAGGCTGCGAGTGAAACGGTCGTCGTCGAGAGTGAGGCGGGCGACGAGTTCGCCGACATCGAGGGCCATTGGTTACCTCTTCTTCTTGTACTGCTCCGCAAGGTTGGCGGTGATCACGTCGAGGTCGACGAGCTTCCCGAGTTGCGAGAGACTCCAATGGATTTCGGCCAGCTCGGGTGACACCCAATGGAGCATCGCGGTCCGCCCGGCGTGGAGGATCATTGACCACGGAACTTGGTCGTCGACCATCTGCGTAAACGCTGGGCCGAGAATGTCGATCGCGTCCGCAACCTGATCAAGGGGCGGCACCTCGTCATCGAAGATCCGCGCCTGCAGCCTCTTGACGGTCTCCCATTCTGGCGACGGCACGGCGTATTTCTTGCCACGAATCGGGAGATGGAGGTCGGGGTCGAAGAAGGTGTCGAGGTCCTTGAGTGCCACGTCAGGCCTTTCGGAGTGCGCGATACAGGCGCGTCGTGGGGGTGGATGCGATGTCCCAGATGCGGAGTTCGAGCCACCGCCAGGAGCGTTCGCGGAGGATGCCGGACTCGACATCGACGCCCACCTGCTGCAGGTCGAGTTCGATGTCGGCCCAGTGGGTGAGGATGTGCGACCACAGGTGCGGGCGCGGCGCATCCACGCCGGGCTGCTGGCCGGGCGTGGCGTTGTACCAGTCCCTTACGCCGGTCTCTGGGTCGTACGGGCCGCCGCCAGGATCATCCGGTCCGTAGGTTCCGGGCGCTGAAAGATCGACTTCAGCTTCTCCCCCGCCGTCGTCTGGCTCGGCGACGGGGGTATCGGATTTCCCGGCGCGACACCGCCGACGGATTCCCAGTAGCGGCGGCCCGCCTCGGGGCTGATGCCGAACCAGAACAGGGCGGTGCGGCCGGCGACGGCGATCTTCGGCCAGGAGAGTCCGTCGTCGACCATCTGCTGGTAGGTGTCGCCGAGCATCTGGAGGATTTCGGCGCGTTCGGCGTTGTCGTCGAGGATGCGGCCGGGTTCGCTGAAGAGGCGGTGGAGGTGTAGTCCTTGCCAGGCGGAGCATTCGATGGTGTAGTCGCGGCCGCCGATGGGGAGCCGCAGTGTTGGGTCCATGAATGCTGCGAGGTCGTCCACAGGACTCCTTTCAGGGGCGCCGGTGGTGAGCGATTACGGGCGGGCCTTCGAGCGCATGGACGTGATGCCCTTTACCGCCGCGAGCAGCAGGATTGCCGACACGGCCGAGCAGCTGGTGATGGCCACTATCAGTGGTGCGCCGTATAGCCACAAGACTGCGGCATTCAGCAGGATGAGGACGCACAACTTGAACTCGATTTCCATCAGATTTGCACCCAATTCGTTCCATTCCAGACGAACGAGATCGGTCGACTCGTTCCAGTGAGGACCACGTCCGAGCCGGTCGCGGTCAGAATCTTCTTCGCCGCATCATTCGGAACGGTGATCGACTGATTGGTCGTTGCCAGCGTGAAGATCACGAGCATCTGCCCACGGAACATGCCAGCAGGTAGAGCCGCCAGCGTGTACGGGTTCGTGTTCGAGTACAGCTGCAGCTTCACGACCTCGGCGCGGGTGTTTGCGATCGTGGCCAGCTTCGCTGCGTCCTCGATCGACGCCTGAGATGCCATGACCACCGAGGACAGTTCGAACCCAGCCGACCAATCCACGAACGACGCCGACGTGATCGTGTCGTACGGGGCCGTGGCCTTGTTCAGCATCGACAGGTCGCTGATCTTCACCGTGTCAGTGGCTCCGGCGGCGCGGACCACGATGCGCGTCATGCGGGAGTTGCCACTGGTGAAGTCCCACCGCCCACGCCGCAGCGTGAACTGTGTTGCGCCCTTGACGTACACGAACCGGATCCCGGTTCCGGCAGTGTTCTGCAGGTGGTCCATCGACACGTTCGTGCCGGTGACGTTCGCGTTGTCGAGCTGGAACACCGCGGCGTTCGAGATCTGCGTCGGCGCTGCGGTGACCATGATTCCGTCGACCTCGAGGGTGCCGTTGTTGACGGCGAACGTGTGCGCTGCGGCCCCGTCGATGGTGACGTTGCGGATCATCGACTTGCGGGTTTCGAGCACTCCACTGATGGGGTTGAGGTCGACGCGGATCGCGTGGTTGCCGCTGGTGATCCGCGTGGCGTGCACGCCGTCGACGATGTGTCCCCACGAGTCGGAGTTCGAGCCGGTCTGGGAGAAGATGTTCAGCAGGTGCTGACAGTCGACAGCCTTACCGCCTTGCACGCTGTGCCCGCGGCCGCGAAGCCCGTAGACGTTGTAGCAATCGATCGCATCGCAGTTGACGAACTGCTCTGCCTGGCTACCGGAGTGGGTGTCCCATGCGCTGTTGTCGGTGCCGATGGCGACAGAGTCGCTGACGACGTTCGCGAACGGTCGCCCGTACAGGTGGAACTGTGTCGAACCTGCGGGCAGTGCGCTGTTGTCGTTCGTGTACGCGTGGCGTACGCGATGGATGCGGAGCCGAGAGGCGCGGCCCCAGGAGCTGGACATGTTCATGATGCCGTAGCCGAAGATGCCCGATGTGGGGATGTTCGGGGCATTCTCGACGACGACGTTGTCTGCGCGCCAGCCGACGCAGCCCGCGAACGAGACCGCTTGTCCACCCGTCGTGTGGACGACGGCGTCGGTGAATTCGGGTGCGACGAGACGCGTGAACGCGACGGTGACGCCTCCGCCGGTCTTAGTGAAGCGGCCACCACGGAACACGACTCGGTGTCGGCGCATTCGGTGGACGCGGATGTTCGTCGACATCGGGTCGTACAGGGTGCCGAGAAGGTCCACGGTGCCGGTGGATGCTGCGTGGACCATGAAGTGCTGGCCGCACCGATACTCGTTGGTCCCGTTGCCGGGTAGGCCGCCAGGTAGGACGTCGTCGGAGACGAGTTGGACGATGTCGCCACGTGACCATCCAGTGCTGCCTGAAACGGTCAATCGTTGACCGGGCGCGGTGTTCTCGTCATTCACGGTCACCGCGGCGAGGGCGGTGACCGGATAGACGGTGTCAACAGTGGCGGCGGACGAGAAGATCGCCCCATCGGTGGCCTTGGTGTAGGTCACGCCGTAGGACTCGATCGTCAGCGTGCGGTCCGTGATCGCCACGCCAGAATCGAGCTTGTACACGCCAGCAGGGACGATCAGACGCGCACCGTCGGGCGTCGCGTTGACCGCGGCTTGGAATGCTATCGACGAGTCCGCGGCGCCGGTGGGGTCAAGACCCGGAAAGGCGTCGACTGTCGCGATCACAGCACCCTTGGCGTATGCCGATGCTGGAACATAGGTGGCGTTCAACCCCGCCTCTACCGCATCGGGGAGCCCAGTCCCACTCTTCTGGTCGTCGAACGCGACAAGTCGCTTTGCCATACTCACGCTCCTGTCGCGTAGAGACCGGACCCGAGCGGCGATTCCGTCAGTCCGGAGGGGATGTCATACAGCCCGGATGATGTGGACTCCGCTGGCGGTGGGTTCATCACGTACAGCCCACCGCCCGGCGGAGTCTCGTCAACTTCCGGGCGCTCTAAGGGGTTTCCGGGGCCGTCGGCTTGGTGATGTCCTCAGGCTTGCCGCGACCGGACAGCGTGAACGAGAACTCCTGCAGCGCGTTCGTGTCACCGGCCGCCGAGTCGGTCCACTTGACGGTCGTCTCCGCCTGGTAGGCGTCCGGCAGGTCGTCGCGCCGGTAGATGCGTGCCGAGATGATGTTGTCGGCGCCGGTCTTGCGGCCCTTCTGGCGCAGGAAGCTCTGCCCCGGGTCGTCGACGAAGCCGGTCGTCTGCTCGCCCTTGCGCTTGCCGGAGCCTTCGATGCGGAACGCGAGGCCGGTGACGATCGAGGACGCATAGCCCTCCGAGTCGATGTCGGAGTCGTCCTGCTCGGCGCCCTCGAAGATCGGGCTGACCGAGTTGAGGCCTCGGACCTTCGTCCACGTGCCCGTGGCGGTCTCCACTTCGAGGACCCAGTCGCGGGCCAGGGTCGACGCGAGAGCAGCGGTAGGTGCTGGAGCTGTCATATCGTCCTCCTAGGACGGGTTGGTCATGATGGTGTAGGAGTCAGGGCGGGACCAGCGGCCGTTGCCGTCGGGGGCTGCGGGGGCGCGTAGGTGCCGGTGGCAGTGCAGGACCCGGATCAGCCCCCACTGACTGTTGGAGCGTTCGTTGACGCGGTCGTCGAGGTCGTCGAACACGCGGTTGCCGAGTTGCTCGGCGTCCCGGCGGCTGCCCGTGCTGGACCGGAACCGCAACTGCACGAGGTAGATCGGCGTGTGTGGGTCGCGGTCGCGGTCGTCGTTGTAGACGTTGATGAGGATCGCGGCGTTCGGCTTGTCGGGCATGGTGCCGAAGAAGATGGCCGGGATCTCGGATGCCGGGTAGGCGCCGGTCGCCTGGTAGCGGGCGAGGCCGCTGTCGGCAATGCGCTGCGCGAGGGCAGCTTCGAGTTCGGTGCTGGTCGGCGGACGGGCAGTCATGCGGTGACCCTCCGAATCGATTCGCCGATCACTGCCGCGACGGTCGCCTTGGTGGCGACGACCGCGTTCTCCAGGTACTTCGCTTGCCCGTCCTGGTGGTCGTAGCCGAGCGCCTCATGCTGGACAACGGCATATGGGGTGGTGTCATCCCCGAAGTGGACGATCGCCTCCAGGCCCTCCGCTTTCGTGCCGGCGGTGTTGCGAAGTTGACCGGTGTCCTTGGGGCAGCGTTCGACCGCCTCCTGCTTGACCACCTCAGCGGCGTCGAGAAGGCCATCCGAGGCAGCGGCACGAATGAGAGCCTCAATGCCGGTGAAGTTGAGGGTCATGGCTCCGGCCACCTCGTTCCGCATGAGCAGCGCACGGACGTGTACAGGCCGCCGACGGAGCGGTATCGGGTGATCGTGTGGCGACGGAGGCGGTGCCATCGTTCGCGCATGGTCATGCCGCCCCCTATGTCAGGTCGATCGAGTAGAAGTTCGGGGTCAACCCGGCTCCGTCGTGGTGCAACTGCTCGGCGAGGACTTCGGCCGTGCGCCCGCCGAACGGGTCCGGCAGCGTCACCCGCGAACCGGGCGGGATCAGCGGCGTGGCGGCGGGCATCGCGACACGAGCCTCGGAGATCACCTCCGCGCCATCCGGTGCGAGCACCTTCTTGCGTTTCGCGGAGATGCGGCCAGCGACGACCACGGGCGGATCAAACACGGGCCCGTCCGCGCCTTCTCCCGCGTGGCGTTCGACCATGACCGGCCAGCGCCACCAGTGCTCGAGCGGATCGGTCATCGGACCTCCCAATGCTTTTCGCCGCACATCTCGCATGTGTGCTCAATGGCGTCGACCTGGCCGCCGAGGGTGCGCTCGATCCGGGTGATGCTCTCCCAGCCGTAGCCGTCAGCGCCTCGGCATGGCCGCCCGCATGTGGAGTCGATGTCGGTCATGACTGCACCGCCGACGAGGCGAGGCCCGCGCTGCGGAGGATTGTGTACGCCGACGGGCACAGGGTGCCGATCGATGCCGCCTTCGCCGCATCCGTGGACGCCGTGTTGTACGCCACCGACGCGCCGTCGATGCCCGACGAGACGACTTCCCGTGCCAGCCCGCCAGCGCCTGCCGTCGGGTTGACGTCGGTTGCCGCCCAGACCGCGGCCTGCGCGCAGGTGGCGTCCTGCAGGGCCTCACGCTTGTCGTCATCCTCAGGCAGCCCGTTCGGGAGGATGTCGAACACGTCCGCCTTACATGCGTCGCGGACCAGGATCGACGCCTCCCGCAACAGGATCGACGCGTTGAGTGGACTCGGCGCGCCAGTCCAGGACGACAGTTGATCCTCGGTAGCGAAGACGAGCACGGTACCTCCTGGAGGGGTTGGTGGTTGGTGCGCAGGTCGGTCGTGAGGGCGCGAAAGGTACTCGGCATCGAAACGCCCAGCCCGCCTTAACGTGGGTTCCTATGAGTCCTGTGCCGAGCCACGTAGGGACGCACCAACCACCAAGCTTGTGGTCCCGCCAGCCCCGCGCCCGGGAGTAGTCAGGCGCGGGGGGCGGGCATGAGCGGTCAGCTCTTGGGCGAGTCCGCGTGCGGGCCGGACAGGATGCCCTTGCGGGCCTTGCCGTCGGCTTCCGCCTGGAGGACGCGTTCCCGCTCCGCGGCGTCGGCGCCATCGAGGTAGGCGTTCACCTCGTCGACGTCGTGGCCGGTCGGGTCGAAGGCGATCGGCTCACCCTGCAGAACCTCGGCAGCGTGATCCGACTCCGCCTTGTCCTGCACCTTCGCGTCGTCCGACACCTTGCCGGGGCGGACCACCTGCTCCGGTGTCGCATGGACCTCCGGGGACACGACCTTCGGGCCGTGCGGGTCCGCCTTCCCGGCGTTCACGGGGGCGAGGAAATCCTCCGGCCGCGGGTCGACGGCGGCGTCACGAACCTTGGTGCCGACCTGCTCCTCCGTCACCTCGCGGGAATCGACCGGTGCCGGCGGGGCCGGCTGCTCGATCGTCTTCCCGTCGACGGTGAAGCCGCGGCTACGCAGGTATGCCAGGACGCCCTCGGGGACGTCCTTGGCTTCGGCTACCCCATCCTTGAAATGGATGGTGGTGGTGCCGAACACAGTGTCACCAGTGAACCCCGCTACGGGGCTGACGATTTCCGTCATCACTGAACCTTCACGTTGCGGAGCACTGCTGCGGCGCGGGTCGCCTTCAGTGCGACAGCGACGGGGCCCATCTCAACCTCACCGGTCTTCACGGCGCCAGCGACGGAGAAGTCGGGCAGCCACGTCTTGACGAGCTGGCCGCCCATCGTGGACACGCCGTGGAAGCCGTCGAGGCCGAAGCGGACCGCGTACACGTCGGTCGAGCCGGCGGCGAGGGCGGGCGGGCCGGTGACCGCGGAGCCGCGGACCGGGATCACGTCTGCTGCGGAACCAGCCTTGTAGCCGGCGTCGATCAGTCGCACGTTGCCGTAGGAGGCGATGGTGGTATCCCGCGGACCCGGGCGCTCGACGTACTGCGAGGTGCGGCGGGCCGCGGACTTGATGCGGTTGATCGCCTTCTTGTTCGAGATGATCGCGCCCGGCTCGCCGTTGAGCTTGCCGATCAGGTCGTCGAGGGTTTCCAGGACGAGGTACGACTTCGCCTCGTCCATCGCGCCGGACCAGTCGAACGCGGTGAAGTCCTCGGTGGACGAGCCGGCGAGGGCCTTCGACAGGCCGTCGAAGCTGTTCGGGGTGACCGACGAGTCACCGTTGATGACGGAGTCGCCGAACAGGGCCTGCGTCGACTTGATCTTCTGCTGAAGGTTCAGGGCGACGGAGGCGGAGGCGGCGGGGCCGATGCCGGTGAGGATGCGGTCCACCTGGAAGCTGCCACCGAGCGGCTTGAGGTCGACGTTGTACCGCTGTGTGGTGACTTCCTGTGGCGTGTACTCGGAGTTGATGGCGCGGAAGCTGGCGGTCGCGAGGGTCGCGAGGCGCGTGTATCCGTAGGTGAGTACGCCACCGCCACCGATGGGGTTGACGGCGTCGTCGAACGTGAGCAGATCCATGATCTGGTTCGTCCGGAACTCGTCGATGACGTTGAGGTCGAGGTCGGTGACAGCGTTCTGGGCTGCCTGCGCGAGTGAGACGGGCATGTGGTGCCTCCTGGGCTACGGCTGCAACGCCGCTTGGACGGCGTCGGTGAGGTTGGTGGGTGTGCGCTTGGGCGTGCCGCCGTCGACCGGGTTTCCGGAGCGGCCGGCGGGGGCCTTCTGTGCTGCGATGCGCTTGGCGATGGCGTCGACCTTGTCGGCGGGGAGGCCTTCGAGGAGTTCGAGGTCCTTGTCGTCGGTGAGGCCGTGTTTGCGGGCGGCGCGTTCGACGGCGAGTGCCTTCTCGGCGGCTTCGGCGCGTTCGGCTGCGGCCTTGGCGATCTCGTCGCGCTTCTCGTCATCGGAGAGCTTGGCGAGGCGGGCTTCCTCGGCTGCCTTCTCCTGCGCCTTCTTGATTCCGGCGAGTTCCTTCTCGACTGCCTTGCGGGCTTCGCGTTCGGCGACGAGCGCCTTCTTCGCGCCGGCGTCGGGGTCGTCCGTGGTGGACGTCGCGTCCGTTGTGTCGGTGGCGGTCTCGGGCGTCACGTCCGGGGCCGTCTCGTCGGTGGCGGTGTCGGGGGTGTTCTCGTCGGACATGTTTCTCCTTGGGGTTGCGCAGCATCACGCTGCGTTGTCGCGGCCAGGCATCACGCCATAGCCGCGGAAGCATGGGGAGCTACCTCGCTCCGAGTTGTTCGCGCTTGGGCCTGCGTTTGAGGTCCCACTCGTCGATGTGGTCGCGGATCGCTTCACGCTGCGCCTTGAGGCGGGCGTTCAGCTCCCGCTTGGCCTGCGGTGTCGCGGCCACGGCCAACTGGAGTTTGGTGTCGCGGATGCCGCGTTCCATCGCCCGCTGCTGCTGCGTGGCCTCGTAGCCCTCAGGGTTCGGTTCGGTCTTGAACGTGCGCGACGCTCCGGGCACGAACGCGCTGACGGCGTGACCGCAGTTCGGGTGCTGGAATCCTGCGGCGCGGGCCTGCTCGAGCGTCGCCTTGATGCGCACCTTCACACCCCGGCCACCGACCGCCGACGGGCGGATCACGGTTCCGGTCTCGCCGGACAGGCTGAGCACCTGCCCCTCGAACGGCTGACATTGCGGGGCGGGATTGCGGTGTGAGGACACGACGATCAGGTCCTGGCCGCGTTCCACCATCCGATCTGTGTGCGAGTCGATGAGTGTCTGGTTGACGATGGTCCGGGACTTCATCTCCAGGTAGGAGGTGAGTGACCAGTTGCGGCCACGGTTGTCACGGAAGCCGGTGATGCCGCGCTTCGTGAGGTGGTTCAGGGCCTCCTGCACGGCATCGAGTCGGGTTCCGCCAGCCGCCGGCACGTCACGCACCTGCACCCGCGACACCACATCCTGATACAGGCGTTCACTGTTGCCGGGGATGCGTTGCGTGAACTGCGCCAGCGTCACCCACGCGTCACGCGCCTGCTGCTGCGTGCGCCGCGGCGGGAGGTACCCCTCGGGCGGCTTCGGCAGGACATTCGGCACGTCGGCGAGGTCAACGTCGGCGGCAGCGACACCCTTCGCCGCGGCTGCTGTCACTGCGGCGGTGACCATCGCGGGCATCTGCGCTTGCAGTTGCGCCGCAATGGCTTCCGCTGCCTGCCGGAACCGCAGCATCTCCAACGGCTGATGCGCCTCCCAGTCGGGAGTGTCGATGCCTTCGAGGATCGCCTGTGTCATCGCTGCGAGGAGCGCGAGTTCGGCGTCGGAGTACATCGCGATCAGCTCGTCGGGGATGCCCGCGGCTTCGGAAGGGTCCAGCGCCATCGGCTATCCCTCCTCGGGGCACCTCGGCACCGGCCCAAACGGCTGGTGCTTGCTGACGAATCCGCAGGCGCATCGGTAGGAGACTTCACGCGGGCGCTCCTGCCAGATGTCAACGACGCGGTGACTCTCAGCCATCGGCTACTCCCCTTCGTCGACCGCCTCGGGGTCTGGGGCGGGATTATTCTCGGTGGGTAGTGGCGGCTGGTCGGTGCCGAACCCGAACGTCGGGGCCGACACAGTGTTCGCGTTGTCGATCAGGTCGGCCTCTTCCTGGACGCGCTCGTCGTCCCAGTCCTCGTGGAGGTAGGCGACCTTCGTCTTCGTCGACGCCGCACTCGCGACCGACCACGCCTGCACTGTCTGCGCCTTCGCCAGATCGGACTCGCGGGCGAACTTCGGCCACTCGAGTTCGAGCTCCTCCGACGGGGCAGCGCCCTTGCCGGGGAACTTGAGCGCATCCACGCGCAGGCAGGTCGTCGACAACGGGCCGAGCGCCGAACCAAAGTGCCGGGCCTTCGCACGCGTGGTCTTGACGGTCAGATCCTTCTTGCCGGACGCTTCGGTAGCGGTCTGCGCGACCTCGTCGGACAGGCCGAGCGAGACGGGCGAGTAGCCAGTCTTCCGAAGCACCTCACGCAGCAGCAGCGCCGCGCCCTGGTCGTGCTCGAGGACGCGGATCGCAGGCTGGAAGAACTGGAAGATCGACTCCATGTTGCCGTCGGAGCCGACGCTGGCGCCGACTCGGGAGTAGATCTCCTGCTCCTCGTCGAGCCGAACACCCTGCCCCATGCCGAGGTTCGTCAGCACCGACTCGGAGGCGTGGACCTTGCCGGCGCCGATGCGGAAGTCCCGCATGAGCGACGAATAGATGCGGTCCAACTCGTGGAAGGTGGGGAACAGGTCGGTCGACAGGTCGGCGCGGCCGAGGTAGCGCAGCTTCGGGTCGTGCCGCCACTCCGGGTTCGGCGTGACGTTCGGCACGTAGGCCGCGGTGAGGTCCTTGACGCCCGTCTCGACGTACGCGCCGCGGTCCTCGTCGGCCCCGTCGACTGCGATATCCCTGGTGGCGGGATGGTCAGTGAGTGCCATCGTCCGGCCGAGGCTCGTCGCGGTGCCCTTATAGACGGCGTGGACGATGTAGCCGGGCTCATGCCGTTCGAGGTGCCGCCACACTTCCTGGCCCTCGCCCCCGGCCAATTCAGACCAGAACGTGACCGCGACCAGACGGCCCCAATGGAACTCGGGGATGGCGCGGTCGGCGTCCACGAAGTCGATCCACGCGTTGTCGGCGATCGTCGGGTCCCACACGATGCGCTGGAAGCTGCCCGACAGTGCCGAACATGACTCCCCCGCCTCGACGAGCGAGGAATGGAAGCGCGGGGTGTTGAAGATCAGATCGGCGCGGGCCTGGACTTCCTTGCTCTTGCCGGCGTCGAGGAACTTGAGCTGCTCGGAGAACAGTTCGGTCGTCGACAGCTTCGCGATCACGCCGGGGATCGGGGCGTGATACCGCTTCGGCGCTCGTCCGGTCGCGGTCGGTGTGCGGCCGTGGAAGGCCTCGTAGGCGGCCTTGGTGCGGGCCTTGATGCCAGACGGGCTGGTGCGGCCCTCGGCGCCGTAGAAGGTGGCGAGCTTGTCGAGGTCGCCTTCCCACCACACGTGGGACTCGGCGACGCGGGCGGTGACCGCGGCGAGTTCGGGCGGCGGCCAGGCCGTGTTCGCTTCAGGCAGGCTCACGCGGCCACCTCGATTCGTTCGTCGGGGAGCCGCTTAGCGGCATCGATCTGCGGCAGGAATGGCTGCCACATCGGGCGGGAGGTGGCGACGGCGTAACGCAACGCGTCGACGGCGTGGTCGTTGAGCTTCACGGGCGCGTCCTCCCCCTTCTGCGCGGCCTTGGTGTCCCACACGTAGCCGGGGATTTCCCCGAGCAGTTCGGTGCACGACGAGTGGATGAGTAGTTGGTCGGTCGACAGGAGCGCGGACACGAGGCCGATGCCGGCGCCGACGCGGTTCATGCCGTTCGCGTACGGCGGCGGACTGTCCGCGCCACCGCCACCCCATCCGCCTCGTTGTAGCTGAACCTTGAACTCGGCGGCCGCAGGGTCGACGAACACGTAGTCGGGGCGATCGGTGGCACAGAAGGCGCGCAGGCCAGTCTCCCGGTCGGCGGTGGTGCCGGTTCCGGGTGCCCACTCGGCCATCGCGTACAGCCGGTTGTCATCGCCGAGGCCGAGCTTGATGCCGCGGGTTGGGTTGGTGGTGCCGTAGTCGACGCCGACAGCGAGCACACGCTGCATCGTCGGGAGCGTGTCGACCACATGGCGGGCCGGGTCGAAGCACTCGTAGATGACACCGTCGGCCATCGTCCACAAGCCCTTGATAAAGCGGTCGTGCCACAGGCCGGTGTACTGCCGGGACAGGTTCTCGATGTAGCCGTCCGGGAGGAAGCGCCGGTTGTCTTCCAGCTCGAAGTGGAAGATGCGGTGCCCCATCTCGGCGGCCCGGTCGATGTAGTTCACCTTCAACGGATGCTTCGGGCCGTCCGGGTTCGTCGTCGCCCCCAACCACGCGCCTTCTACGGAGTGTCGAGAGACCAGCATGTTGACGAAATCCTCGTTCATCAGCGAGATCTCGTCGCAGTAGGACCGCTTGATCGTCATACCGCGGATGACAGCCTCGGAGCGGACATCGGATGCGCCGATGACGTGGACCTCTTGGCCGAAGATGTCGGCGGTGGGTGCGCCGCGGTTGTAGCGGACGTGCTCCGCCCAGGGCCCGTAGATCTTCGGGTCCTGCAGGGGTGCGATGAGGTTGCGGTACACGGTGTCTCGGGTGCGGCCGATGACGACGCTCTCGCCGGTGAGGTCGGTGCCGTCGGCCATCTTCATCAGGAACTTCACCAGCGAGCCGACGGTCTTGCCGGATCGGACGGCGCCGTGCCATAGGTTCATCTGCGACTTGGAGGCGTCGGCGTTGGCGAGGGCGATGGAGCGGGCTTGCTTGCGGCTGATCGACAGGTCGTCGAGGATGCTCACTCACCCTCCTGCGCCTCTTCCAGTTCCACGGCCCGCTGTAGTGCTTCCTGCATCTTCATGAGCATCGACTTGGCGTGGTCCGCGGAGGAGCCGGCGCCGAGTCGGGTGAGGTTCTCGTGGGTGGCGACGAGCTTCTGGACGGCGTTGGAGAAGTCGGAGACGGCCTTGGCGTCGGGCAGTTCGAGGGTCTTGCGTTCGATGCCCGCCGGGGTGGAGACGATGATCTCGTACTCTTCCCAGATGCGGTCGCTCAGGTTGAGTGCGTGGGCGAGTGCTTTCTCTGCGAGGAGTGCTCGCCCTGCTGCGATGCGTTCTCGCGTCTTGTCGTTCATCGCGGCGACGTTTGGCGAGATGGTCCAGACGATGCCGAGTCTCTTCGCCCAGCGGGACACGATCGGCTGTGGGATCTCGAGTTCGCGGGCGATGTCGGCTTGGGAGCGTCCGAGGGCGTGGCCTTCGCGGATGGTGGCTTCGCGTTCGGGGGTGAGTTCTTCTGCCACGGCTCACCTCCGTCCGGGTGGGTCCGCCCGTGCGGGTGGTTAGCGCTTGAACAGGGTGAAGCCTCGCGCCTTGTCTTCCGGTTTGTCCAGACTGTCGGCTTGACTGAGGTGGAAGTGGTAGTGCACGACCGACTGTGGCTGCGGGGCTGGGGTGCCTTCGATGCTGTCGGCGATGCGTCTCATGACGCCGGCGGTGATGCTGGTGATGGCCCCGATGGCGTCCACGTCAGCCTCCGAGGGTGAGGGGCGGAACGTTCTTCGCGGCAGCCTGCCGGGCCTTGAACAGTTCGTACTCCGTCACCTTGCCGGTGAGCATCGCACCGAGTTGCTTCTCCGCACACGCAGGCTGGTCACCGCACGGGGTGTGGCCTGCTGTGCCACAGAGGGCGTCGAGGACACGAGACTCGGTGTCGGCGGGGATGGTGATCGTCAGATCCATTGAGCGTCTCCTCCGTGGCTCTACTGCATCGGGATCGGCAAATGAAGCGTGAGCACGCCGTCGGCGCCGGGGACTATGTAGATGGTGCCGGGAGTGGGGTTCGGCGGCAGTGCTGGGACTGCCACGAACGTCTTGCTTGCAATCCCTACTGAGTCGCCCTGCATCGAGAGGAAGTCGGTCAATGATTCAGAGAGCCCGATTGCCATGTTGAAGGCTTCGTCGATCCCCTCGGGGACGGTGAGCCCTGTATCGACGGGCTGCTCCCAACTTCCGCCGAACATCTCGAGCGTCGAGTTCCATCCAGCAGGTGCCTTGCCCGCCAGCTCCTGCGCCGTCTTCTGTGACGACCAGGTGGTGTCGGTGCCGATCGTGGCGTCGTCGATACCCGCACCACCACCACCGGACGGTAGGTCGTCGATGTCGGAGGCGTTGTGCCGGTGCGCGGCAGGCGGGAACGCGTCAGGCTTGTCCTGCACCGCATCCCACGAGACTGCGCCGGGCTGTCCGCTCAACTCCTCCACGACCTTCGCGGTCACGGTGGCGACGATGTGGGCGAACTGCTCGGCGGTCAGGCTGCCCTGCACTGGGACGGCGATCGGGCCGCCAGGGGTGGTTGCCGGGCAGATCGTCGGCATCCGGTTCGGGACGTTCACGGTCACCGTCACGCCGTCGCTGATCTCAATCGTCACGCGCCACCACACCTTTCAGCCACGGCTCACCGGTCGTGGGATCGTCCAAGAATGTGCACCGAATCCGCACCACTGAGCGGTCCGGGATGAGGTCGGCGTCAGCGGGCTCGATGCGCCACGACACCGAGTCGGTGGTCACCGTCGCCGGGAACGTGCGGGCGCCCGCCTCGAGCGTGACCGTGGTGCTGGCGGGCAGCGCGACCGGGGAGAGCGCGAACCTCAGTGGGCTGCCACGCTTCAACCAGATTCGGATGCGCTGTTGAGGTGCGCCGATGTCGGTGAAGTCCACCGCGACCTCCTTGGAAGTAGGTGCGCCCCGTCAACGAGGGGAGGTAGTCGACGGGGCGCGTGATCCCCGGGCGCTGGCAAGCTGCTCGCGGGGATGGGACCCAACCGAGACGTGCCGCTATGGCGGCCAAGCGCGCACGGGAAGAGTGGCGTCGAATGTCACGGAAGGGCGGTCTGGAAACACCGAAGGCGCGAGGTTGTGGGTACAACTCTCGCGCCTGCGGCGTCAGCTTAACACATGGGGTGGGGCAAAGCGCCTATGCCGTACATCTTTTCGGCGACCGGCGTGGCGGATTGGCGAGGTGGGCGCCGAGGACGTCTCCCGCGAGGAACAGTAGCTGCTGATCGCTGCCCTCGTCGACGTGGACGGGCTGGATGTGGCCGGCGCGGTGCAGCGTCCGGACGCGGTCGCGGTTGATGCCCACCCAGTCGCCGCCCATCTCCCGCGCCAGGGCTTCGATGCCGCGGGCATTGAGCCTGGTTGCGCCCGCTTCCTCGATACTTCCGCCCCAGGTGCGCCGCTTCGGGATGCGTGCGGCCCGTCGCGCCCCAGTCACAGCCTGCCCAATCGTGGCCGGGGCCTCGTCAGCGCCCGGGGTGAGGGCGAGCGCGATGATGTTGTCGGCCAGCCATTTCGCCCAGCCCGCCGGGGACCAGGAGCCGGCGTAGTCGATGCCGCGGTGCTCGCAGGTGTGGCGGACCCAGGTGGCGAGTTCGTTGCCGAGGTGGTCTGCGGCGTCCTGTGCGCTGTTGTCGTACGGGAGTGGTTGTTCGTCGCTGCCGTTGGTGACCTTGGGGTCGTAGCTGATGCGGGTGCGGTGCCCTTCGGCGGTGATGCAGGCGGCGAGGGCGGCGAGGATGTCGGGGACTTCGTCGCGGAGGAGTGCGGCGAGGGCGTCCTGCTCGTAGAGTGGGATGAACCAGCCTTGGTCGAGGTCAAGCATCAGCGTCCCCTAGAGATCCATAGCGCGCCGAGGGCGAACAGTACGAATATGGCAAGGGCGGCGACGTCGGGCCAGGTTGTCATTCAACATCCCCTTCGAGGCAGTGTGGTCCGCAGGCGGGGTTGAGGCGGACTTGGGTGACGAACTGTTCGCACACCCAGCAGTAGCCGCAGGACGTGGGGGCGGTCATGCGTTCCCCCTGACTTCGGCGATGATGAACTCGGTGTCCCGGTAACGGGCGGGATGCTCCTTCGCCATATCGAGCCACCCGTCGAGGTTGGTCTTGGCGCGCTTTCGATCCACGTAGAACGGGCTCACGTCGATGTAGTCGAATCCGCCGTCCCCCCGAGCCAGCTTGGAGACAACGATGTAGCCGATGATCGGGGCAGTGCTGGTCAAGGCTTCTCCTTGGGGGTGACGGTGGTTCGTCCGCGCTCGACAACATCTCCATTCAGGGCGTAATCGCGAGCATCCTCGATCGAAGAGAAGGTGTTCGTGAACCCCTTCTGCACCCAGAAGGGGAGCCACCAGCGACGCACCTGCACCTCGTAGCCAGCCCAGGCGTCGCGGACAATCCTGTATTCACTCATGTCCACTCCTCTCAGAACGGCGGTTCGTCGGCGGTGGGCTTGCCGGCGAGCGCGTAGTCGGACTGCGCTTGCGGTGCACCCCACGGGTCGGCGGTGATGCCACCCGAGGCCCTGCTTGATCCTCCCCCGCCGCGGTTGGCCTTGTTCACGGTGGCGGTGGCGTAGCGGAGGCTCGGGCCGATCTCGTCGACCTCCAACTCGATGACGGTCCGCTTCTCCCCCTCCCGCGTCTCGAAGGTGCGGGACTTGAGCTTGCCGGTGACGATCACCCGCGAGCCCCGCGACAAGCTCTCGGCGACGTTCTCGGCGGCCTCACGCCACACCTGGCAGCGCATGAACAGCGCCTCCCCGTCCTTCCACTCGTTCGCCTGCTTGTCGAACGTGCGCGGCGTGGACGCGACGGTGAAGTTCGCGACCGCCGCACCCGCCGGCGTGAATCTGAGTTCCGGATCGGCGACTAGGTTGCCGATGATCGTGATCAGGGTGTCAGTCATGCGATGGCCTTTCGGTTCTCCCGGCGGATGCGGTCGTTCTCGCGTCGGCACGTGAGGCAGATGCGATGCCCACTCGGGTTGGTGTAGGTGTTGTCGTCCGTGAACTCATGCTCTTTCGGGCAGCGGGTCGGCCTGGGGCGTCCCACCTTGGGTTCGCCGAGACGTTGCCGCTCGGACTCGCCCGCCCAGACGCCGTGCTGTTCACGAGCCGTGTGTGCGGCGCTGCGGCATCCAGTGGCGACGGGGCAGCCGGCGCAGATGCGTTGGGCTGCGCTCCGTCCGATATCGCTGTTCGAGAACCAGAGGTCGGGGTTGGGGTGGGTGGCGCAGATGGCGCCGTCGAGGCGGGGTGCCTTGTCGAGGATGGCGGCGAGGAGTAACGCGGCCTCTCGGGCGGATTCGGGGTAGCCGTTTGTGGCGGGGTGGTGGGTGTTGGTGCTGATGAAGTCGTGGAAGCCTTGGGCGCGGGGTCGGGTCACGGCTGGTCACCGCCCTCCGCCACACGAGCAGCAGCCAGGTACTCGGCCGCCAGATGCTCGAGCCCAGCTGCGGAGCGTGATCGGCCACCGACCCACACCTCGTACGGCCGGCTTGTCCCGGTGCAGTCGACGCGGACGTCGAACTCGTCGAACCACACCTGCCCGTCGTCGTCCTCGATCCCCTGGGGCAGCTTGACGATGACGTGGTCGGCGTTGGTGAGTGCAGCCACCACATGCGCGGCGTGCTCGGCTGCCGGATCGATACCGTCGTGGTCGATGGTGGACCAACCGCACAGGCAGTGCCGTCGGCCATCGAGGTAGCCAGCGTCACGGTGCTCGGCGATGATCTGTTCCGCAGTGCTCACGGGCGGCCTCCGTCTGTCTCCACCCGCTGCGGGGTGCTGTGCTTGATGAACGAGATTGACCACGTCTTCCCGCCCACCAGTTGCGTGATCCGCATGGGCCAGTAGGCGCGGAACGGGCGTTGGTCGTCCAGGCTGACCAACGCGAGGCGGGTGCTCGTGTTCGGCAGGTAGTCGCGGATGCTCATGCCTTGTCTCCGTCCACACGTACAAACGGGGCGAGGGAGTCCATCACCACGTCACTGAACGACGAACGGAACTTCGACTCGCCAGCCCGTCCGGCAGGAAACCGGGAGCCGTTGCGGTTGACGAAGCAGTAACACCCATCGGAACTCACGTACCTCACCCCCTCCGGTACGTCCTGCCATGTCGGCCAGGGCTTCTCCGGTGTGCCATCCGGGCCGCTGTCCGGGACGGGCTCGGCAGGCGCTTTGAAGAAGGCATGAAGTCGAGCGTGTGCCGCTTCTGCCGCACGGCCGCCAAACCCGGGCAGGATCGTCCTGATATCCGTCACCTGCTCCTCCGTGAGCACCGTCCCGCCTTCGGGGAGTAGACGCCCATCCGCCGCAAGGACCAGCACCTGCCGCGCCACGGCCAACCACGCGTCATGCCCACGGCCGCCCGGGTTCCACTTGAACTCGTCGGCGTCATGGCCGAACCCAAGGCAGTAGGCGAACGCAAGGTCTTCCGCCAGCTTCTCCGCCTCCCCGTCGCGGGCAGACTCAGCTTCCAAACGGGCGGCCTCGGCGCGCAGAGCCTCGCCCGGACCCAGGCCATGCCCGCACCCGTCGATCCAGTCCGCGTGCTCGAGCAGGCTTTCCACGGTCACGTCGCTCATCGCTATGTCTCCTTGTCGGGGTTGGTGATGCCGCGGGCAGCCCAACCCCACGGGTCGTCGGTGCTGTCGAGGCGGGCTTCGAGCGCCCAGGATGGGAACGTGGCCGCCGGCGTCTCGCGTTCGCGCCAGCCGTTGCAGCCGTAGTCGTGGCGGCGGTCGAAGGTGCCGCAGTCGCAGACGAGCATCACGCCACCTCCTCGAGCACGTCGCCATAGCCGGCATCGCGCAGCAGGCGGGCGATCGCAGCGAGCGGCATCACGGCCAGCCACTTCCCCGGATCACCGAGGCCGCGGCGCTTGACGACGAGCACGGCGTGATCGGCCTTGGCTTCGTCGCGCTGCTCGTCGAGCTGCCGCAGCCACTCGGGCCACGCGTACTGGGCGCGGTCCTTCACCTGCACAGTGAGGCCGGGTGCGGGGTGGAGGTCGCCGGCGTCGCGGGTGTATCCGGCGCGGGTGCGTTCGCAGTGGGGGAAGCCGTTGGCGCGGAGGTAGTCACGCACGGCGCGTTCGGCGCGGTCACCCTTGGCCTTGTTCGGGTTGCTCACTACCCCTCCTCAGTGATGAGTCCGAGCTGCCGCCACGTGAACAGGTGCTCGCGGGCCATCTCGCGGAACCGGTTCTGATACTCGGCAACTGTGAACCCGTTTCCGACCGGGCCATTCCACGGGAACGCGCCGGACTGGTTGGCAAGCTGCTCGGCAACGGAATCCGTGGTCCACGGCGCTCGGACGTTGAGCCAGATGCCGATGGTGCCGATGATCGTGAAGTCGATGGATTCCCGGGGTGCGCGGGCGAGCTGCGGATATTGGGAGATGAATGCGGGCCGGGCTGCGGCGATGTCGATGTTGCGCTCGACCACATAGGTGCGGGCGCGTTCGATCTGGTCGATGGCAAGGTTGCTCACAGCGCGTACTCCCCGTCTGCGTGGCGGTCGTAGTCGTGGTCGGTGGTGTCGTCGTCGAGGTCGCGGTCGTCGCGGCCGAGACGGTCGAGCTGGACCTGGAGGTGACGTTCGAAGCTCATGCGGCCCTCCTGATTTCGAGGTCGTGGAGCGGCATTTCGACGCACATGACGTCGTCGAGGTCGCCTTCGATGGCGAGGCGCACGGTCGCGTAGCGGATGTGGTCTTCGACGCGGTAGCGGAGGACGTCGATGACGGTGTCCTGGACGGGGTTGTCGTTGGTGACCAGCTCGGCGGTCGCGGCCCGGTGTTCGGTGACGCGCTCGTGGAGGCGGACTGCGATCAGCCAGCGGCGCAGCGTGGGGTCGTTGACGGTAAGCATGAGGCCGAACACGCCATGGTCGGCAGGCTTTCCAGCTTTGATGCCGTCGAGGTAGGCGTCGATCGCCTTGCGCTGGATTGCCCTCATGCCGTCACCGCCCACCACACCAGGCCCAGGCCGACGACCGCAGTCCACGCCAGCGCGGACAGCCAGATCGCCACCCACACGCCCGCGTCGGCGACCGCCTCGTCGTCCGTCAGATCGTTGTCGGCCGGCGCGTCCTCCTCGTCGAGGATGACCTCGCACTCCACGCACTTCTCGTACGGGCCGTAGCTGGGGTCGTAGAACAGGATCGTGTCCTGGTGGGAGCAGTCGAGGGCGATGACTTCGCCACGCTCGATGAAAGTCTGCATGGGGATTCCTTCCGATTGAGACCCGTTGCACCGGGTTACATCGATGGTATTCGGTTGCGTGCATTCACGCAACCGTTTGAGCCGACGAAATCTCGTGCACATGCGGAGCGCGGAATTACTGGACGCCACACCCATCCCCCACACCCCCGTTTCGCCGCCCAGCTTCGACGCTGCGGCACGAATCCCGTTCCCGCGCATGGTTGTCTACCCCTGCGCCTTCAGTCGGCTCTGGCACGGGATCTTGCGGGCTGTGTCCGTCGCCAAGTTGATGCACGCGTGGTCCGGTGGCTGCTTGCATGTCGGGCACTCACGGCCGATCGCATCGTTGACCTCGTATGCAGTCCAGACGGGATCGCCATCCGCGTTGATCGGCAGGCCGCCGAGTTGACGGTCTGGGCGGGTGATGATCTCGGCGGCCTTCTCGCGCTCGGCGCGGTCACGGCGGATCTGCACTGCGAGCTTGTTGATGTGCGCCGGCATGAGTCGCTCGGCGCTGGTGGCGTAATGCACGCGGAGGGCTTCGAGTGCGAGGTCGCGGTCCAGGTCGGCGCGGAGGGTGGCGGACCATCCCGCGACGTCGGCATCGCCGATCTTGCGGAGGTCAACCGATGCGGCGGCGGTGAGGACGTCGATGACGTCGTCTCGGGTCAGGGTCATGACAGCTCCAGTCGGGTAGTGGGCCAAGGATTGCCGGACGCGGCCTTGAGGGATTGCGCCTGGGCGACGCGTTCGTCTGCCGTCGACGACGGGGCGGAGGCTCTCGCCCCAGCCTTGTGGACGAACGCGGCTATCTGTGTGGTGCTGAACGAGTCGGACGCCTGCCATGAGCGGTAGCCGGCGGCGACCTGTTCGGCCGGGATGCCTTGCGCGAGCAGTGGCGTGACTGCGGTCTCGATTTGCGAGAGGGTCTTCTGGTCAATCGGCGTCGATGATGACTGCTCGAGCTCGTGCATGAACCGGTACACCTCGAGTGGTCTCGCGGTGTCATTCATCGCGTCGACTGCTCGCATTCCCCGGCTCCGCTTCGCGGGCACGGGCGCGTTACTTACAGAACGGGGGGAACCTACGTAAGTAGGTTCTATCTCTTTCTCTCCCTCTACCTCTGCTTGATTTTGCTTGAGCGGCTGCTTAGGCAGACCGCAAGCAGCTGCTTGACTTCCGCTTGCCCCGTTCGAGGCTTCGGGCGGGGTAGAGGCGCGGGCGGCGCGAGCCTTTCCGCCCTTGCTACCTGCGGCTTTCTTCGCTTCGCTCGCAGCTTCGATCTCGCGACGGGTCTGCTGATGCTCGGCGTAGTCCGAAAAAAACACGCCGGAATTCGGGAGTGCCTCGCCAGTTTTCTGCCGGAAATCGTCCGCGATTCTGTCGTAATTCTGTCGAGATTCTGTCGCCAAGTTGACGCAGAGCCCGCTCTGTTCGACCGCCTCACGGTTCCGCTTGGTGTCCATTCGGCGCCACACCGCGGCGTCAATCACCCCGTCCGTCTTGTACTTCCGGCAGTACATGAGGGCCTCGACGATGAGCCAGCACTGACCCTTGGTGAGGGTTGCCAGCTTGGGGTGGTCTGGCATATCCACTGTGAGAGTGATGAAGATCCGCCGATCCTTTGGCATCTATGCGGCCTCCTCTCGGTCCTCGATCGGGTAGATGTGCCCACCCATGGGGCACTGGTTGCCTGCGGTGTCGCGGTGCTTCCAAACGACGCAGTCATCACTAGCGGGAACTCGTCGCCGGCAGACGGGGCAGCAGGCGGTCATGCTGTTCTCCGTTGCGCTAGCCGGCGCCGGGTGGTTGGACTGACGCTCGGAAACGGGCCAGATGGCATAGGGGCGACTGCGGAGACAGCGGTGCGCTCAATGGCCTCTCGAATGTCACTCTCTGTGAGCATCCATTTGCGGCCAACCTTGCGGCCGGGGAGTTGGCGTGCGCGAAGCTGGCGCAGGTACCAGGCCTCTGTCTGGCCGAGCCGTTCGGCGCCCTCTGCGACGGCCAGGAGGCGGGGTGTGGTGTCGGCGGTCTCGGTCATGCGTTGTCTCCTCGTGTCCAGAGTCTGTTTGTGCTTCCGTGGCGCGGCCCTCGTGACGACCGCACATACTGCCCGGTGTGCTGGATGCGACCCGCAGCTTCGGCGGCCCGGAAGAACGGCCCGATTGCGTTGGGGTGGTGTGGCTCCACGCCTTCGGGGATGAAGGCGTGGAGCTGATCGGCGCTGAATGGGGCACCGAGTGCGATGAGCTCACGGAGAGCCTTGTCTGCGTGGTGGAGCCAGGTGCGGTGGATCGCGACCTCGGCGGCGAGGCAGTCGTCGGCTGTGAGGGTCATGCGGGCTCCAATGTGTCGAGTTCTTCCTCTAGGTCCGCGATTTCGCGTGCGATGCGTGCCTGCTGCGCCTTCCGGTGCGCAATCTTGCGGAGAATCTCCTCGGCACCGACAACGGGCGTGTAGATGTCAATCACTGCCACGTCAAGCACGCTGGCAAGATGGACTGCCTCGTCTGCCCATAGCCGGCGCGTGCCCCGTTCAATGCGAGTAATTGCACTGGAGTCAAAGGCTTTTCCGATCTGTGTCGACAGTTCGGCGGCGAGCTGCGCCTGACTCCATCCTCGAGCTGTTCGCAGGCGTCGGACCTGTCCGCCGATGTCAGAGTTGATGCTCACGACGCACCGCCGATGATCGCCGCTACCTCCGGGGGGATCTTCCCGATCCGCTCCCGGTGAAGCTCCGCGGCCATCCGCTGCTGGATGGCCGCGAACTCCTCGCGGTGGTTCCCGATCAACTCCTCGATGGCAAGCTTCTGATGCTTTGTGCCGATCGTGTAGCGATCCTCCATGTCGTACCGCTGCGCGAGGTGGAAGGCGCATAGAAGGAACTTCCTCCCACTCGTGATAGTCACGACGGGCGCTCCGCACGCAAACGTATTGGTGACCCGATTGTTGCTGCACAGCGCGCCGTCACCCTTCCTCCACGGTCGGGCGGTGACGTTTTCGTGCCTGTAGCTCATCCCGGGGATCGTGAACTCGTTGCTCATGCGACCACCTGCTCGTTCAGAGTCGCCTGCACGGGCTCAGCTGCCGGCATCCGGCCGCGCATCGGCCAGTCGCCGTTCACGTCGCTCGCATCCTTGCCTTCACGGCGCAAGTAGGTGGCGAACTCGGATTGCCGCTTGGCGTTCGCTTCCGACTGCCATGCCATGACGTCAATCTCGGCGAGCTTGGGGAACTTGCGCGCCATCTTCCACGCCAGGCGTGCAGCGGCGAGCGCGTCGCCGCTCGCCGAGTGGGCGTCGTCGAGGCGGACGCCGTACACCTTGCAGGTCGCCTCGAGTGTGCGCTTGCCCTTGCGGTACGGGTCCACTGCCCGGTCGATCACGAACGGGTCGATTACGAGCCCAACCTCAAGGGGTGCATACCCGAGTCGGACACCCTCGCGGTCGATGATGGTCAGGTCGTACGCCGCATTGAAGGCGACGACAGCGTGACCGGAATCCCAAGCCGCCGTGAGTGCCTGGCGGATCTCGTCGTAGCCGGTGGCGTAGTCCTGTCCGTGCTCACGGGCGTGCTCGGTGGTGATGCCGTGCACGGCGGTCGCGCCCTCGGGGATGCCCTGCTGAGGGTTCAGGAGCCAGTTTCGGCCGCTGGTGACCTTGCCGTCGATGAGCGCGAGGTGTGCGGTGACGATGCGGGCGTTCGTGGGGATGGGGCCGGTGGTTTCGAGGTCGAATGCGGCCATTGGTGCGGCAGTCCAGCTCATGGGGCGTCCTCCGTTTCGGTGGGCAGTTCGGGATCGGGTGTTCCGGCGGGCTCAAGTCCCAGCTCCGGCTCCGGCGCTTCGAGGTCGGCGACGCGGGCTGTGATTCGCGCCCTGGTGCGCTTCTTGTCGGCCTCGGGAAGCGATGAGCTCTGATGCCACAGGTCTGTCAATACGTCCTTGGTTTTCGCGGCGTCGATGGCGGCGATGAAACTGTCGACGTCGACTGTCACGTCGGACCGCGGCGCGTCCGGGAGTGGCTCGACTACGTGGGGCGTGCGGCGGCCCCGTGTCACTGTGAGCGCGAGCGTGAGCCGCTTGTCGATGTGCGAGAGGTGGCTGACACGAATTCCGCCGACCTCTTGGCCGCCGAAGCGCACCGAGGCGTCGCGGTAGAGCGACATGCGGCGGCCGACGTACGTAGATGCGTCCGGCCCCCACGCGGAGACGAGGATGCGTCGCACTGTCTTGCTTGGACGGAACGGCCGGCCGGGGAACTCGACGAGGTGGATGTTGACGGGCTGCTCGGCCGACCCCTTGGTGACGCTCTCGATCTGCACGGTGCGCGGACCGCTGAGGAGGTCTTCGGCATTGAGTTGGTCGGACTTCGGGGCGATTGACTCGGTGAGGTCCATGACTAGATCACCATTTCCAGTTCGATGGTTCGTTCGGTAGCGGGGAAGCCGGCGACAGCCTCTTCGTAGAGGCGGATCATCTCGGCGACGTTCTGCTCGAAGGCGTGGACGGCGGCGGTGATCGCGGAGAACCATCGCTCGTCTGGGAGGACTCGCTTCACCCAGAGCGGCATCCCGCCGCAGTACGAGACGTAGTCGATCCACTTGCGGCCCGAAACGAGCAGTCCGCACTGCATCTGAGCCATGTTCTCGATCGGCGGATGCCCGGACAGAATCGTTTCGAGGTGCACCTTCTGTCGGCGGGACTTGATCTCGATCAGTCCGTCGTCGCCGACCAGGCCGTCTGGCGAGTAGCCGAGCTTGACCCCGTTGTCGTCGCGGATCATCAGGCCGGTTTCCGTGACGGGCGCGAAGTGCTCGGAATAGATGTCCCGCGCCTTCGGTTCGTCCTCGATGCCGCGGAGCATGTCGTCGCTGATGTACGTCGGGTCGGACCAGCCAGTGATTCGCTCGGCGGCGAGAAGTGCCGTCAATCCCCGCGATTCAGCGTTACTGGCGGGCTGTAGGGTCTTGGCGGTGACCAGCTTTCCGACGACGGATGCTGTGACGATTCCGCGTCGCTGCTCGAGCCACTCGTCGGTGCCCTGGATGAGATCCTGCAAGGTGGTCAGTGTGGCGGTCATGCCGCACCTCGCATCGCGAGCGCCTCTTCAACCTTGTCGGCGACGCGGGTGACTAGTGGAGCGAGGTAGGGACCATCTTCGGTGATCCATATGCCGTCAGCCGAGCTAGGGTGTGAGGCGCCGAGCGGCATGGATGCCTTCACTCGCCAGCCGCCAAAGAGCGTCTCGGACTGGGTCATCGACCAGTAACGGCCCTCAAGAAGACGCCCGAGTCGCTTAATGGCTCCGTCGAGCGTTTCCGGGGTAGACTTTCTACGCATCTGCTTTTCCTTCCGGTTGGTGGGTGCCTGCCCGTCCCGTTGCACCGGGGCGGGCTTTCTCGTTTCGATCACGCCGCGTCCGCGATAACGGGCTCGCGCTTCTTCCGCTTCGGCTTCGGGTCGGTGAACAGTTCCTCGAACGTCAGTCCCCATGCGGCGCGTGCGTTGGTGACGAAGTCGCTACCAGCGAGGCACTCCCCCTTGAGGACTCGCGAGGTGGTGCTGCGGTTCATGCCGAACTCCCGAGCTAGGGCCGCGGGGTTGGCGATGTCGCGCTTCTTCATCTCCTGGAGGAACCTGGCCTTGTTGATAGCGAACCCCTTCACAAGCCCTCCCGGTTTCGTGTGCGAATGCCTGTTGCGTTCATGCACTCACCATAGCCGACTGGATGCGTTGATGCAACAGATTGCGCACGCGAAATCACGTCTCTGTAAGTTGCACTAGCGCACGCGTTGCAACAACGCAACAGCTTTGACGCAACGGATTCACCCGTTACGCTGCGGGTATGTCGAACTGGAGCGACTTCCTACGCGCACGTCTCGATGACCGCGGCTGGGACGCCGCCCGCCTCGCCGCGGAGGCTGGGGTGACGCCGTCGATCGTGTCCCGGTGGATGAGCGGCGCCCACAAACCCACCGCCGATCGAGTCCGGGCCGTAGCCGAAGCGCTCGACGTTTCCGTGATGGAGGCGATGATCGCAGCCGAGGTGATCACCGCCGACGAGGCGAAGGTCACCGCCCTCGCGCCAGACCCCAAGCTACTCAGTGACCAAGAACTACTTGGCGAGATGTCGCGGCGACTGGCCGAGCGTCAGGTCGTCGAGAAGGCTGGCGACGTCGGCCGGCGACTCACATCCGTGCGCCGCACCTCACGGCAGCCACTCAAGACTCGCAGGGCCGGCGGCGAGCAACTCGCCGCGCAAGAAGGCGAGACGGAGGCACGGAAGCGGAAGCGGCTCGAGCGCCAGCCCGAGGACTTTCCCGATCCAGATGGACCCGAGGACGGCGCGTAACGTTTTCATTGTCGGTGCTTTACCTCACACTCGGCGGATGACGGGGAGATGGCATCCGTGGCGGTACATGCGAGACAAGCACCCGGACATCGACGTCCGGTTCACTGACTGTGGCGAGGAAGGCTTACGCGGTCGGTGGACGACTGACGGGATCGAGATCGACCGCACCTCGAATCAGCGCGAACGCCGCTACACCCTGGCTCACGAGATCGTCCACATCGGCCGCGGGCCAGTGCCGGATCACCCGCACTACGCGATGCGCGAGGAACGGGCGGTAGACCGAATCACAGCCCGCCTACTTATTCCGATCGATGACCTAATTGATGTACTCGCCTGGAACCGATACCGCGTTGACGACGAAGCCGCCGAGGAGCTCTGGGTCGACCTCGAGTGCCTCAAGATCAGGGTTCAGAACCTAACCGAGGCGGAGCGGCGCTACATTGACGCAGAACTTGAGCGCCGATCACCGTGATCGGCATAGGGGAGGAATGTGAGATGACGCAACCCGGATGGCATCCAGACCCCGAGGGTGTGCCAAACCAGTTGCGATGGTGGGACGGTCGACAGTGGACGTCTGCGACGCACCCAGTCGAGACAAATACGGATGTGGAGCCGCCGCCGGAGGCTGGTCAGCCGTCGCCGAACAGGCGCCGCAACAATGTCATCGCCGCCTCGGTTCTGGCGGTCGCGGCCGCGGGGATTGTCGGATCTATGGCGCTACAGGGCGGCGATTCAGAAGACCGCTCAAGTCCCGTGTCGTCGTCGACTTCGGCTGCCACCTCCACGCCTGTCACGACATCGAAGGCGCCAGAGACGCTCCGTCCATCTCGAAACTCTCTCAACTCAGGCATTGCCGAGGTCGCTTGCGAGAACGCGGTGAAAGACCGATTGAAGTCCCCGTCAACGGCAGACTTTCCCGACAACAACACTCGCAAGAACGCAGACGGATCGTTTCAAGTTCGAGGCGTGGTCGACTCCGACAATAGCTTCGGCGCTACAACGCGCTCCTACTTTGGCTGCACAGTAATACCAGCGGGGATTGGTCAGCATCGCGTAACTGTCGACGAGCTGTTCCAGCCTTAGACCGCGTCGAGTGCCGCCCCGATCGCCGCGGCGCCAGCTTGCGCGCTGCGGCGATCGAGATGCCCGTACACGCCGATAGTGGTGGTGATCGACTCGTGGCCGAGGTGCGCCTGAATCACAGGCAGTGGGACGCCGGCGGCGATCATCCAGGAGGCGCAGGTGTGCCGCAGATCGTGCGGCGACGGAGTCTTGCCGCCGAGCTGCCCCTCGACCTTCTTGAGCGCCGGCCGCCACGCCTTGTTGTGGTAGAGCTGCGCCGAGATTGGGTCGCCCGACTGCGTGGCGAACACGAGCGCATCGTGAGGGCGGTCAAGGTCTCCGGCCGCGGTGAGCGCCTGCGCCGGAATGTTGATGGTCCGCACACCCTTACGGGACTTCGGCGGCCCGAGGCGGCGGGTGTTGTCGCTGGTGTACTTCCAGGCCTTGTTGATGCGGACCGTGCCGGCGTCGGGATCGATATCGCCGACGGTGAGCGCCGCGGCCTCGCTGTAGCGCATCCCGGTCGATACAAGGAATGTGGTCATCGGCCGCCAGCGCTCGGTCATGGCATCCCGGAGGACCGCGAATTCCTCGGGGGTGAGGAAGGTGGCGTTGTCCTTGCCGGCGTCGGCGCGGGGCAGGCGGCGACCCTCGCACGGATTGGCGACGAGGTGACCGGCGCGCACCGCACCCTGGAGGGCGCCGGAGAGGAAGCCGTGCTTGTTCTTGATCGTCTTCCCGGAGGCCTTAGCGTCGGTGAGCGCCTGGATGAACTGCGCGACGGTCGTCTCCGTGACCGCCGACAGGGGCAGTGCGCCCATGACTGGGTCGATGTCGAGTTCGAGGTAGCGGCGGTACCGGCTGCGGGTAGCTTCCTCGATGCCGGTGAGGTGGTCGATGTGGTGGGAGATCCACTGGGTGACGGTCTGCTCCCCTGACACTCGTTCGGTCGCGCCCATGATCTCCAGAGCTTTGGTGGGGCCGACTTGCTCAATTAGTGCCTTAACCCGCTCCGCGTCATCCGGCGTGTAGTACGTCGCAGACGTCTGCTTGCCGTTGTGGCGATAGAGCACCGAGTAGTAGACGGTGCCGTCCTTGCGGGTGCGTACGCGGATGCTCGCCATAACGAAAAAACCTCCCGTTCGGCACTGTTCAGTGCCTCTCGGGAGGTGATCGTAGCGTCTCGGTGCGACTCATTGTTGACCGCTGCCGTTGACGGCTATTCGGTTGATGTTCGTTTACGCCTCTGACCTGCATAAACTTGGTGGAGCTAAGGGGACTCGAACCCCT